TCATCGGGATTATCATCGGGATTATCATCGGGATTATCATCGGGATTGTCATCTGAATTATCATCTGGCTTAACTTTTTGCTTATTTTTGTCTTCTACGACCATGCCGCCTTCTTTAAAAGCATCTTTATGATTTGTTAAAAGCATACTAATAGCTTTTAATTCCAAACTTAAATTATCTTGGTTAGCATCTGAGAACAAATTAACAACATTGCTCTCTGCCTCTTCGTTAGTATCTTGGTTGATAATGCTATCAGCCAAACCAAGGTTTAAAACCGCGTCCGCTGTCATTATCGACTCATCTGCCATCAATTTTTTAAAATGATCAGAGCTTTTATTAGACTTATTCGCGTACATTTTGGCAAAAGTGTCTGTTAATTGATCTAAAATATCCGCTTGCTTTCTTAACTCTTCCGCTGTCCCCGTATCGACTGAGGTAGCCGGAAGATGAATAAAGTGTGTGGTGCTCTTAGCCATATGGTACTTGCCCGCTAGCGCAATAATAGTGCCTATGCTTCCTACTAAGCCATCGTTATATATATTTAAAGTAACTCCGCGAGAGACTAGACGCATTAAGGCCGAGTATATACTTAATCCATCATAAACCGACCCTCCGGGAGTATTCATATACACATCTACATCGGTTATACCTGCTTCTAATCCATCAATTTGAAGCACCGCTTCTTTTCCACTAATAGACTCAGAATACCAACCCTCGCCAATAATGCCATAAATCATAATAGTTGCACGAGTAGCCGAAACTAAGTTTTTAATATTAAACCATTTAATTTTCATTTATTTTCGCCTTTAGCTTTAACTTTATCTTTAACTTTATCATCTTTCTTAACCGCAACTTCGGGTATCGGTATCTCTTTTTGTACGGAAGTCTGAAATTTTGCTCGCTTCTTTATGACATTATCAGGGTTTTTACCCCTACTACGCAAGTAATCCTCTTCACTATCTAAATTATTGTTGATAGCTTTAATAGCAGCATCCACATCTTGCACCGGATGAATGTAAGCTCTCGGCTGTGCTAACCACTCCGTTTTTTGATAATTACGCTTAGCCGAAGCATAGCGAACGGCAATCTTTGGATCCATCATAACCGCTAATTCAATAAATCTATTTCTGACAACGCGACAAAATTGAAATACCGTATAGTTAGCCGCAGCCGCATCCATTAATCTATAAAAATTGTTAAAATCTGCGCGAATTACTCGGTCATTAACGCCTTTATAATCCCCCGTCATTATTGGGTGAGGTAGTCCTAAACCCGCTGCAGCTTGAAGTGCTTGCTCACGCATATAATCCGCGTAGGCTTCATTGCCTTTATCCCCATCAAACATTTGTAAAGTTTCGCCGGGTAAGCCCTGAATTAAAGTTCCTGCTTCTAGATCCATACCCATTAGACCATTTTTATTTTCAGACAAGCTCTCACCAGTTAATGGATCAAAATCCCACTCATCATCAGTTATCTCATTTCTAGAGATAAAACCCGTAAAAGGTGCTCTAGTTTCTTTTCTTTCCAATTCCGCTTGGTCATATGACTCTAATGTGTAAACTTTCAATAATGCTTGTGCAGAATCCGGCTCGCCGCGTATTTGGCCCGGCCTTAATGGCATATAGTGATGAATTATATGCTTTGCCGCTATTCTTATGTATTGACCACCTTTAAAGGTTATTGCACTACTTGGCTCGGATGGATGCTCAGAATACATCCAGTATGCCATTCTCTTACCTTTTTTACTAAACTCAACGCCATATTTAATCTCATTTCCATTCGGTGCAATTTGATTTAGTTCCGAAGGGCAATAATCAGGTTCTAATATTTCAATTCTTAAAGGATGATCTGATATGTCCGATCCTTGTTGCGTTCTTAATCTAATAAAAACCTCGCCGGAAACTCGTCTACAACGTACTGCTAGTGCTTGTGACCCATAAAAGGATAAAACTTCCGCAGGATCACAATAGTTAACCCATTCCTCAAACCAATTATCTAACGTAATATTAAAGTCTTGATCGTCGGATACCGCTCTTGGTACAATGCCCGTACCTACTTCATGCGAAACTAAGTTGTTTATTGCACTTTTTAAAAGAGAACTATTTCTTTGACCGGCTAAAGCACGGTTTCTTAATTTAACTAGGTCTTTACCCAAAGAGGAATTGGGTGAAGTACTGGGCGCATGCCAATTACTTCTTTTTTTATCTACACTTGCGCCTTTATAATCCGCTAACATTCTTATATTTGTTGAAGGGTTTCTAACGCGAGCACTATTTTTACTATTTATTGCACTTCGGAATCTACTAGGCATTATCTTACACCCACAACATGAATGTTTAATGCTCGTCTTTTTCTGGTTGGCTTAGTTAATTTAGATAAATCATTTTCTAAAAGCTGTCTTGCTTTAATCATTTGATCGACACTTCGATACCAATGCTCTTTTCCATCCGCAGCTTTAGCGCGTAAAGTACCTTTACTTATCGCTTTTGTAAGATTTGTTATGGCTAATGTTAGCTCGTCCGCTGTCACTTAAATCTTCTCACTACTCTTGGCTTGGTTTTAATGGACTTCTGTGTCGTGTATTGTAGTGGTTTATCCTCCAAAGAGCCAACTTCTATTTCTTCCTCATACACAATGTCCTGTACTAAGCTATTTGTTGACCAATCCGAAGCCCAAGGCGGGGGGTTTTCCCAATTTATTTTTTCCCCGCCAATGGTAATATATCCCACGGTACAATAAACATATAAATCAAAGGCTTCATTATTACCTCGTCCCGGTTTAAACCAACCTTTGTCCGTGCGTAATTCATAAGTTAGCTCATCATAAAACCAAGAACCCAACCATTTAGGATGATGCATATAGCCTCGACCTATATCTGACCTTTCCATGTTTCCGGATATTCTATCTTTAAGAATCATGGTATTAATCATAGTTACTGGGACATCACCCGAGGATATTGTCTTTCGGCCTTTTTTCTTAGAACTGTCCGGAAAAGTCACTTTAATTCTGGGTGCATCTGGTCTACTTGCACCTTTTACTAAAATAAACTTTTTGTGTAAACCTTTTCTTCTAATGCGTTTTTGAAATTGATAGGCCATGTCCGTGACCCCATCTTCGCCTCCGGAGTCACATGACGTTATTTTAATGGACATCTCTTTTTCTGAAGAATCTTGAAGCGGGTACGATCTATTAATAACTTTAGGTATTATAATATCCCAATCTTCAATATATCGTGCAGGATCAATAAACTCCATCCTTGCATCTGGTCCATCTTCAGTATCATCAATAAGCCGGTTGGAATATCTTAAGTTATACCGGTCAACAAGCCAAGTCTCATAACCCTTATTATTGTTAGATGGGCCCCAACCTACTACTTGCACAACAAATCTTGCTTTAGCCCCCGCTTGAACATCAATAGATGCTGTTAAAAATCTAACACCAATTGGTACTACACGTTTTTCAAGCTCTTCTGTTCTACCCTCTATCTCATATGGATTACGAGCATGTTGCAACGCTTTAGACATGTATGGCTTGCCTTGGTCCAAAGTCACAGTAGCTTTAAGGGATTCCTCATCACCCGTTTTTTCAAAAGTATGCTCAGCCTTTAATTGTTTGTATATTAAATCCTCCCAAGTCTGAAAAGCCGCCGGTACCCCTTCCATCCAAAAACTAGCTATCTTAGATTCTCGTTTTTCGCCGGAGATAATACCATTTGAATCTATTTTTTGCCCTTCAGCTAACCATTTCCAACCTTGATTAAGTTCATATTTATCTTTAGGATCATGCGTTGCCCCACATTTGGTACAGGCTAACTTAACCGTTTGAGCTTGCTTTACAAAAGACCTTTCGGATTTACTGTAGTGTAAATTACTCATTAGTGGCTGAAAGTATTCACTGCAATGCATGCATTGCCAATATAATTTTCGCCTATCACCCTCATTAAAAAGAGCCATTATTCCTTTACAGGGTGGACCTTCGTGAGAATCTGGATCTTCTTTATACTTTGGATCACTTATTTCCCAACCGGGGGAACTTTCTATTAGTGTCATGCCGCCTGATAAAAAAGTTTGTGTACGTTTTAAAGCTTGTGCAAAAACAGATCCTTCGCCATCTACATTATCTGGCATTCTGTCATAATCAGACACGCCCATATATTTAATATCTTTACCTGATAATTGCGTTATGGTTGGCCAACCTAGAGATAAAATCATACCGTTTTTAAATCGTTTATCAAAAGTATTATCATCACTTTTGGTACCCGTTTGCATAGCTAACAAATCCGGGCTACTTCTTAGCATTCTAGATATTTTTCTGATTGAGTAATCTCTAGCTGCATCTTTAGACGGCTGCACAATCATCATGTCACCAGGATCATCTAAAACTGTAGAGCAACACCAACCATCTAATAAAGCCTGAGTCTTCCCTGTTCTTGCCGGTGCTACGAAAATGACGGCTTCATATTCTCTAGCTTTAAGACAGTTCATTGCTTCAACCATATACGGTGTAAGCTCTTCGCTCCAAGGACCACTATAGCCTCCGGGTGATGTTACTCTTAAGCTAGCTTTACAAGCATCTACAACACTTCTTTTATTAGACGGTCTTAGAATCTCGGAGACTGCGCATATTATATCGGGTATATAAGCGTATTCAATATTGAAGTCATCTTCAATTTCAAATTTATTATCAAGTACATCAATGTCATTGAATACCGCTTCTTTTACAACTAAGTTTCTCATTGAAGCATAGACTCTATACTAGCTTCTTCCTCATTCTCAGACAAACCTAAAAAATCATCTAAGTCAAAGTCTTCATCGGCTTCATCTTCCTTAACTTTTTCCGGAGCCTGCTTGTAGCATCACAAATTTTTTCAACTCGTGCCGTAGAAATAGGATCAAGACCGCATTCTCTCTCGAGTACATCTTGCATACTGGAAATGCTTTGCGCAACAATTTTAAAAACATCCGCAAGAGCGGTATAAAATTCTGGCTTAGGTATTAGCTCCCCTGCTTCTTTTTGTATTGCAATCTCAGCTTTTACCCTGCGCGCTCGAGTTAATCTAGCTTCTTCTCTATTTTTAGAATCTGCATAAGATCCCATATGCCTAACACCGGCTTTGCCTTGATAGTCACGATATTCTTTAATAGCTTGAAGTAATCTACTTTTACCCGGATTAGACCGATGTATATGACCTTTTTCTGCTAGTCCATCCCATGCCCTACGAGACATATTAAAAATTTTGCAGAAAAAATGCGCGGGATACTCGGGATCAGCAACTAAATCATCTTCAATTAATAGTAATATTTTTGAGGGATCTGTTTTTAATGTTGCTACCTCTTTAGCTTTGAAACTAGAAATTTCACGCCGTGGATTAGTTGTGCTTTTAGGTTGTGGATTATCAGCCATGAGTCGCCTCCCAAGTTGCTGTTAAAAATATGCGTTATCTAAATACTACCTCTAGATATTCCAAGTGTTTCATACCAAGTTTGTCTACCATTATTTTCAATTTTTGTCTCTAACTTGGCAAACACGGTCCCTTTTTTCCAATTAATTGTTTTATCATCCAAAATTTCTAAAGTAGTAGCAGAAGGAAATCTAACAGCCACTAATCCATTTGACCAATCCGCTTCGGACTCCGTACTTACTTGTATTACTGGTGCACAATATGATTTGCTTTGATCTAATGATACTAAACGACATGTTACTACCGCAGACGGCGGAATAGATAACGCCGAGCCATCTTTAATAATAGTATTGGGTATTATTACATCATCCCCTGTTATTACTATAATATCACTCATTTTAATTCTCGCTTCGCATTTTAGTATTTTTATAACTGGTCATATTACACACTTTATAGCTTTTAATAGGTCTTAGCACTAAAAAATTAACTACATCAGAAAAAGGATCCGTTAACTTGAAAGAGACATCTATTTCAAACACTTGATTTATCTGAGAAGTATACTCTCCAATTTGTAAAGAAACCGATTGTGAAATACCAACTTCCTCAACCAGAGAGATACTTTGTGTAGATCCTAAAGACACACTAATTAATTGAACGTCATTTAATTCTTGTGCAATACCTATTTGCTGTATTGCATCGACTTTAGTTGATAAAACAAAAGTGATACCACTTTCTTGCGCTCTGGATATTGGTAATATTAATTGACCTTCTTCCGCGATCAATGGCTGTGAAAAACAGGCCTCATCTACTCGAGTCAAAATTAAAGTGTTATCCGAGAATACGCTAATATTATTAGAAAGGTCACTCTCTTGAACTTGATTAATATTTAAATCATAAGACGATCTAACTTGAGTAGAAAAGCTTAAGTTTGTCTCCGTAACTCTATCTATTAATGTTGCACCGGCTAATAATAAACTAATAGCATCCGCTTCCGTTTGCTCAATAGCCTGAGTTAATACTATTGTCGCCAGTAGATCTATACTCGTTGCAAAAACCTGATCTAACTCTTCTGCTCTTTGTAATACTATTTGTTCAGATAAAAATGAATTAATAGAAAAATTATTATTTGTTTCCGTTACCTGAATAATACTTGACACATTAGTCAACTGACTACTTAAGGTTATGGCTTCATCTGTTTCATTAGCACTATTTAATATCGTAATGTCGGATAAAATTTGCCCAAAAATTTGCAATTCACTTAATTCAGAAACTAGCCCTACTACTTTGGCTAAGGCGAGATCGCTAATAATGCTTTGACCTAAATTACTTTCTTGAATCTGACTAATTCCTTCTATTGTACTTGAATTAGAAGTAACAGAAAAATTAGTGTTAATTTCCTCTACTGTTTGCATTATCTTAGATAGAATTAAAACTGGTGTTAAGACTTGTATATCCACTGTCTCCAAAGCTTGATTAATTATGCTACTAAAAGCTTGGGTAAGATTTAAACTTGTACTAGTACTTGTTTCTATAACTTGATTTAATGTAAATAATAGTAAACTCTCAAAATCTAAAGCTTGGCTTATCTCTAATTCTGTAACTTGATTTATTGAGGATTCTAAAACAGATTGCATGACTAAGCTTTCACTTAAATTCGTTTCCTCGACTGTTCCTATAGATATGTTAATAGAATTATCTATGCTTAAGACTTGACTTAAATTTGTTTCAACTATTTGATTTATGGCTATGATAACCGTAGACGATAATTCCCTTATCATATATTGATTAGCTTCACCTATTATTAATAAACGACCATTATCTATAACTTCAATTCCCTCTGGCTGAAATACTAAAGGTATAGGCAACTCACTAACAATAATAGGGTTAGCCGTATCATCGACATTTACTTGTATCACCATTTTACCCGTGTCGGATATAAACAACAGATGACCCGTTGTCATGTCCATACTTAAGCCAGACAAATCAAAGGTTGCCCCCGTTGCACCATATGATGCAAAAAGAACTTCAGGATCAAAAGGATTGTCTTCTACCGTAAATTCAGCATCAGTATACGTATAATCCGTTGTCGTATTTAATGGTCTTGCAAAACGGAAAATCTTTCTTGGTGTATTAGCTTGCTCGCCCTCATCACATGACCAAAAAACTTTTAAAACTTTATCATAAGTCAAACCTTCCGTTGTCGAATTGTTATCCGTAGCATTATCCGAAAGTGTTAAAAGCTGTTTAGGTGTGATCGTAATATCTACATCGCCCGGGGGGAGATCATAAATATAAACGTAGTGCCCTCCGCCATTTTCAGCACCTACCGCTATTTCTCCACCGCCCATATATGTGACGGATTCCATATCACCAAAATTACCATTACAGGTGATCGTTCTTTTTATTACCTGTAAATCCGTAGCATCATACTCATGGATAACTGCGGAATTATTGCGAATTATACCTATACGGTTAGTTTCTTCGTCAAAGCCTACACCAGAGCTATTTGATGCAGCATGAGGCGAAATTAAAACGCCACTTGTGACGGTATAATTTTCTACCAATCCACCTAAGCCAAAAGTGTTTGTTGAAGCTCCTAATGTGGTGGATGTACTATCATTGCCCGCTGCATCAGTATGAACAAAGTAAAGCTCATAACTTGTACCCATATCAAGATCGAGTATGTTTGAAAAAGATACTACTCCCGCTGTAGATACCGTAACCGTAGCAAAAAAATTGGCTGCGGTACCATTACTTTGTAGTCCTAGTTTAATTTGCGAAACGCTCGGTATATCACCGTCCGGAACGGCAACGCAATACATGGTACCGTTATCCTCATCCGTAGTTACTTCGGGCTTAAATCCTACGGATGTTGGTACTGTGGTTGTAGGCAAACTCAGTATTGGTGAAGTCGTATCAGCCGGCGCACCTGAGGAAGCATTGAAAACCCATAACTGAGAGAATCCTCTTCCGGAAGAACCATTCATCGGGTTTACTGTAGATCCAATTTCATCCGAAGTTGCAATTCGATAATACGTTGCAACGGAGGACATAATAGAAATAGCTTTATTTGATCCTATTTTTATCCATCCCGCTATACTTGCAGGTACAACGCCAACATTTGTCGAGACAATCATGCGTACAAGGCCACCATTGTCTACGTTGTATGAATGATCCGAGGGTACCGCGTTGTTATAGGTGTTTATGGCTGAAATTTCTTTAAGAGGTGTGGTTTGATCTAAGCCTGAAACATCAAGCATATCAAAACCATTACCATTAAAGGTTCCAGTAATATTTTGTGTGAAATTTTGATTGCCGGACGCGGAAGGATTTACTACCACACCACTTGCAGTAATAAAAACTTGAGTTCCAAAAGGGTTTTCTACATCATGCGAAGCATCCGTAACAAAAGAATCTGCGCCGATACTTGCTATGCCAAAAGATGCAATACCACCCGTGTCTAAAGCAAGACCACTGAAGATAATACCATTATCATCCCCCGTTAAGTCTATATTTTCAGTATCACCAGTGTTTAGATTGCCATTGGATCTATTTACTACAATAGGCATTTAAAAACCTCTGGCGTAGCTTAAGATGCTCTGAAGAAACCGGTTGCTGCTACTTGAATTGTGATATCTCCGCCATTAGGCGTTACCACAAAATCATGAAGAGTCATCGGAACAATATTTGCATCGGTACCACTGGTTGTATCACTATCATACCCGAAAACAATATCCGTCCAGTTATCTCCGGATGCTACACCGGTAAAGGTTTGATCGGGTATATCTAAATCAACACGGTCGTTAGCATCATCCGGCGCAAAAGAAACTAGGTCTGCATCATCCAAAATAACTCGTGCATAACTTGCATTTGTTGCTTCTGCCGTAGAAGCCAAAGCTAGCAAAGCCGTAAAAGTATCAACGTCTTTTAATGCTGCATCCGAATCTGAAGTGACAATAGCCATAAGCACAAAAGCCGAATTAGCCGGATCATTTAGATCGACTCGGTTGTAGAACTCAACAATACGCCCGAGGGATATGTTAAAAACTTGATCTGACATGCTATTTCTCCAATTTTACTAGATAAAAGTTATCGCATTTATAGCCCGAATGATCATTGGCATCTTCCGTGGCTACGCCATTATGATTATCTAATATATGCTTTCTTGCAGACGTTCCGCTAGGATCATCTTCTAATTTTTCTTCGCAGTGCAAGCAGTATCTACCAGGTGTTGATAAAATTAAAAAAGATATAATCTTATTCGTGGCAGCGTCACGTATATTAAAATGCTTCTCTGTCTTCACTATCCAACCTTGCTTAACACCCATGTCAACAAATTTTGGTGTTAGCTTAACCTTATCGTTTTGGGGTAGACTTTGAAATTCTACACCTATAACAACCGCTTCAAAATCCGCAGGGGGTTTATGATAATTAACAATAACTTCCCCCTGATTACTGCAAAAAACAACTTTTCCCGCCATATGAGTTAATATTAAAATTACACCCAAATTATTGCGAAAAACTAAATTACCTTTGTCGTTCTTTTCATATATTTTCTTTAAACGCATTTAAATTCTCCAAATAAAATAATAATGCCCTAACTGGATTTAGTTTGCTTAGCTAAAAATTTACCTAATTCTTTAGTAACCTTCTCCGCAGAACGTCCGCCAACATAAAGACCAATAAACCATTTCATAATCTCCAAAATAGTAATTTCAACGGCTTCAGGTAGATGACTATCAGTATAACCTATGTATCTCGAGAATATAGAAAGAATGAATATAGTAACCCCTATTGGCCTCCACCATTGCTTAAACATATCTAAAAAGCACATTGGCTACCTCAAAAATTAAACATATTTAGTAAATCCTTGATTAAAGGGCTACATAAAAACTTAAACATTTTTAGCTTATACGCGATTATATGGCTTATTACGCTCAAAAACAAAAAATAAAAACTACTTAAATCTATTCTGAAGCCTTTCCCACATATCGTACTTAAGCCATGGCATCATTGGAACAAAAAACTCTTCTTTGGCAAAGGCAAGCTCTAAGAGATGCCATTGTGAATATGTAGCACCATGATCATTCCAGGTTAAGACATTTATTCTTTTTGCATGATTAAAAACTAGCCAGAACAAGATCGCCTTATTCCATCGGTTACTGACATCACATGGACTGCGCTGCTTCCGTATTATCGAGAAAAGGCCAAAAGTAAAAATGAACAAAAAGAAAAATATTTTATTTAGCATTATTTATACCTAAATCTTAGTCGCATGAAAGTAGGCTAAAATATTAGTGATGCCACAATGCTTGGGATCAAAAGGATTTAACAACTTGAGACAAATAAATTTAGATAAAATATAGCTAGCGTCCCATATATGGGATATTTCCGTTATGGTGTAATCTAATCTTGCAGTTAAAGTTAACTTATATAATGTCTTCAAAGTAACACCTTTAAAAATAGGTAGAAACTGACTATTTTTATGATCATTTCCAGAGTAACGATCTAATACATAAAACAGTGGGCTAGCAAAAATAATGTTCCACAAAATATCCCCTAAGAACCCTAAACCATAAATAAGCACAACTATTTGATAAATGACGGGTATATCTTTAATTTTACTTATATATGGCTTTAGCTGCATCATATTAGCAAAAATAAACCAGAGAACAAAAAAACTTACAAAGCCGATGCAAAAATATAGAAACATATACTACTCCAATATATTTATGAAAGTTAACCAATAACAATTAACATAACTTTTATCTAAAACTAAGTAAAGCTTTTATTTAAAATGTAAAACCAGTGTTATAGCGACCACTATCAGTTATTATCCATATATTGCCTACTTTTAGCTAAAATAAAGCTAAAAAGATTAAATAGTGATCACTATCAGTTTTTATCACCTTTTTACGTTACAGCTACACTTGGACAAAAAAAGTTAATGTCTTGCCTTACCTATTCGATGTAAATGCTTGATTTAACTGACTTTGACTAATTTTTACCCTTAATTTCTCCCTAATATTAGCTAAAGACCTTATTCCCCTTAATATAATTCAGCTAATCATGCCAAAACAGCCATTACATAAACTATTTAATATTCATTATAACTTTTACTATTTTACTAGGACACTACTGGACAAAAAATTAACTAAATGATTTATATCAATACTTTATATGATCCTTTTAAGGCATAGCTTTAACTTAACCTGTCCAACATTTAGCACAATTCTTTTAAAAGCCACCTTTACATTAAAAAAGTGTCCACCAATTTTTATGCTATTTTAAAAATAATAACTAAATTTTTCCTCTTTTACTTTTCATTTCTCTACGCTAGTCCTATTTGCGTGGACGTTTGTTTTTGTTTTATGACCATCATTCCCCTTTAGGTGGACAAAAATAGCTTTTAGGTGGACAAAAATAGCTTTTAGGTGGACATAATTTTATTTTATGCGAAGGATCATCATTAGGTATTTTTAGTAAATATGCTTTATGAATAAAAATATTGGTATTTTTACTTATTTTTCTTTTTCATAGAGATTTTATTTAATATTTATTACTGACTAAAATAAAAATTTTAATTATTTTGCATAAATTTAAGTGGGCATGGTTTACGTCAAATAACACATAGATTTATTAGCTTACTGTTAAATAAATCTTGAATTTTTATTTTCAATTTGAGGGAAAATTTTTTGTCTATTGGTCAATACAATCAAGATATAGATCAAGATTTGGTATAGAACTAAAGGATCATGAGTATTTCATGCTAGTTAGTGTGTAATTACTTTCTCTTTGGCTCTCTAGATTTCTTACTCTGCTTGTAGATGTGGGCTCCGCTACCAACAATTCCTGCTCCGCTACCGAAATGTTTCTGGATTTCTCTCTTCCTTGATCCTCTAAGCAAAATAGTATTTGTTCCAGTTGGAGCAATAAGGGAGAGCTCGTCAAATGTAATGCATTGACCTCCAGCGTTAGTGATTCTAGCTCTGGCAGTTTCAGTGAATCTGAGTGCACATACCTTCACGGCAGGGACTTCGAACAATCTAGCGTCATTAGTAATAGTTCCTATCAAAACAGCGAT